AAACTTTGGTATTGATACAACTCGTGTTCTTCATACTCCTATTACAAATGTAGAGGAATTGAAGTTTGATTTGATCGCACAGCTTGAAGGACTCGATCGCGGTGATAAAGTTGTTGTGGTTATTGATTCAGTCGGTAACCTCGCTTCGAAGAAAGAATTGGAAGACGCAATCAATGAAAAGTCTGTAGCCGATATGTCAAGAGCAAAAGCTCTTAAGGGTTTATTCCGCATGACTACACCGTATCTGAATATGAAAGATATTCCGCTGATTGCTGTTAACCATACATATATGGAGATTGGATTATTTCCAAAAGCAGTGGTGTCGGGTGGTACTGGCATCTATTATTCAGCAGATAATATTTGGATTCTTGGTCGTCAACAAGATAAGCAGGGGACTGAGATCAAAGGTTATCATTTCGTGATTAATGTGGAGAAATCGCGTTATGTTAAAGAAAAGTCTAAGATTCCCATTAGTGTTAGCTGGGAAGGTGGAGTACAAAGGTGGTCTGGCCTTCTTGATGTTGCTTTGCAAGGTCAATATGTGGCTAAGCCGTCTAATGGTTGGTATTCGCGTGTTGACCGAGAAACTGGCGAATTACTTGACACAAAAGTACGAGAAGCCGCGACACTAGAAGAAGCATTCTGGAAACCAATCTTCGAAGAAACAGATTTCAAAGATTATCTTAAGAATCGTTTTTCTATCTTAAATGAAAAAGGAATTGAAGAAAATGTCGATTGATCTAATCGAATTAAAAGATTACGAATTGATTCCAGCTGAAGATGATGAACAGGCTTGGGCTGTACGAATTCTAAGTGGAGACTTTGTCGAAACTGTTATTCGGTATGGAGCAATCAGCTTTAATGAAGCTGAAGAAGGTGTGATGACATTTAACTTTGCTGTCATTTCTTCGCCAGATCCAGAATTGACTACAGAAGATGTAGGTCTTCAAGAATATGCTGGAGATCTATTGCAAGCCATTATTCGTGATGGCATTGAATCAGGTTCAGTGATGACAAAGGAGAGAGAAAATGAGTAAAGTTTCTGATATTGATCGAATTATTATGTTAATGGAAGAGATTGCATATGCACAATCTCAATTACGACCCCAAGACACAGGGCATATTCATACAGCTATCAATTGGATGAAGCATCGAGTTGATACGATTAAAAAAGATATGCAATACGAGGAAATTCAATGAAAATTCTAGTTATGGGTCTTCCAGGTGCTGGTAAGACATGGCTATCTGAAAGACTTCAAAAGCACCTTGAATGTGCTTGGTACAACGCAGATAAAGTTCGCGAAATGGCGAATGATTGGGACTTCTCTCCTGAAGGAAGGGTAAGACAGGCGGGTCGTATGAAGAACGTTGCTGATTATGAAAAATCTCATGGTCGGCATGTTATTTGCGACTTTGTCTGTCCTACTCGACAAACAAGAGAAGAGTTTAATCCAGATATTGTTATCTGGTTGAATACGATTAATGAAGGTCGTTTCGAAGACACCAATAAGATGTTTGAAAAACCCGAACTCGTTGATTGGGTTATTGAACACTTTTTAACAGATGAGCAGATCCAAGGGATCGCAGAGGAGATTAAACTTGTCGTTTGATTGGACAAAGCCAACAGTACAGATGTTGGGAAGGTGGCAGCCGTGGCATCCAGGCCATACCGAATTATTTAAGAGAATTCACGCTATGACTGGACAGGTCTGCATTATGGTGCGTATAGTGCCTAAAGATACAGAAGCGAATGAGCGTGTACCCGGACAAGATGATAATCCTTTTGACATCAATGAAGTCGGATCTAGAATTTCAATTGAATTGAATAAAGAAGGGTTTACTTCTGGTGTAGACTATGTTATAATTCAAGTACCAAATATAGTTGACATTAGTTATGGACGCGGTGTCGGCTACACGTTTACAGAACATGATCTTGGTAAAGAAATTCATGATATTTCAGCCACTAAGATTAGAGCTAAAATGAGGGAAGAAGGTACTCTTGCAAGCTAATATTGAACAAACGATTCTTCGCAATATGTTGACGGACGAGCAGTACATGCGAAAAGTACTGCCGTTCATTAAACCGGATTATTTTCAGGGTGTCTATAAAACACTCTTCAAAGAAGCCGGCAAATATGTTGGTAAGTATAATAAGCTTCCAACACTCGAAACCTTGCAGATTGAACTTCAAGAATCAAATATGCAAGGTGAACAGTTTACAATGGCTATGGATATTATTCCGCAGCTATTCACAGAAGAACCGATTGATGAAGCATGGTTACTTGACTCCACAGAAAAGTGGTGTCAAGACCGTGCTATCTACAATGCCATTATGGAATCCATCACTATTATTGATGGAAAGCATGAGTCATTGACAAAGGGTGCTCTTCCTGATCTTTTATCGAAAGCTCTTGGTGTTGCCTTTGATACTAATGTTGGTCACGATTATATTGAGAATGTTGAAGAACGCTACGAGTTCTATCACACAGAAGAAGATCGCATTCCATTTGATCTCGAATATTTCAATGCTATTACAAAGGGTGGCGTGCCTAATAAAACTCTGAATATCGCTTTGGCTGGTACTGGTGTTGGTAAATCTCTATTCATGTGTCATGTCGCTGCCTCTGCACTAGTTGAAGGTAGAAATGTTTTATATATCACAATGGAAATGGCTGAGGAGCGTATCGCTGAACGCATTGATGCTAACCTCTTAAATGTTCCAATTGATCAGCTCGATAAAATGTCAAAAGATATGTTTACTACAAAAGTGGCAGATCTTGCTCGTAAGACAACCGGAAAATTAATTGTAAAAGAATATCCAACTGGTTCTGCTCATGCCGGCCACTTTCGTGCTTTATTGAACGAGTTAAAGTTGAAGAAACAATTCGAGCCAGATGTTATCTTTATTGATTATCTTAATATCTGTGCCTCTAGTCGAATGAAGGGAATGGGTGGTGCTATCAACTCGTATAGTTACATTAAAGCAATCGCTGAAGAGTTACGCGGCCTTGCGGTCGAGTTTGACGTACCGGTCTTCTCTGCAACGCAAACGACTCGTTCTGGTTATGGTAACTCAGATGTTGGGCTTGAAGATACGTCCGAGTCTTTTGGATTACCCGCTACCGCGGATCTAATGTTTGCTTTGATTTCTACCGAAGAGCTTGAGCAACTAGGTCAAATTATGGTCAAGCAATTAAAGAATAGATATAATGATCCAACTTATAATAAACGATTTGTAGTTGGAGTCGATCGTTCAAAGATGAGATTGTTTGATGTCGATGAAAATGAACAATCTCTGACAGATGATACACCTGTCTTTGATAAAACTGAAACTGGAAAAAGATTCGAGGATTTTAAATTATGAGTACTATTAGCATTGAATTAGAACATGACACTGCATGTGAGTTTGCGAGTAAATTTCTTATGCAGTGTCTAGATGATGATCATCTTCCGGAAGGCAGAGAGATTGAGTTTATGCTTGCGTGTCAAGAAGTTCTTCATTTTATTATGATTCCTTCAGAATGGGAAAAGCGATTTGAAAAAGATTTTGTAAAGTATTCAGAAAATGCGGATTATGATATAGAATGGTGGAAACATGAATGTCTTAAAGAAAGAGATATTATGTCATTTCCAAAAGGTACAGCGTGTGATTGGTGTGGAATAACCGAAGAAACATACGAGCATAATAAGAAAACAATTAAACGACTCAAGCAGTATGAAGAGATGAGAAATGAAGGTTAGACTAATTAGCTATAGCCAGCCGCCAGAAGGAGAACTCTATGTCGGTGAAAATATCCAAGAACTTGTTGCGTATTGCGCCCGTGTCTCCAATCCATCGAACCAAGGTAACACTGAAACGTCCGAAAGGCTACTTACCTATCTCGCAAGAGAAAAACACTGGTCACCGTTCGAAATGGTATCTGCTTGCCTAGAGATTGAAACAACTCGAGATATTGCTCGTCAGATTCTTCGTCACAGGTCATTCTCATTTCAAGAGTTTTCTCAAAGATATGCTGATCCTGAACAAGAACTAGAACTTACACTACAGCAGGATCCACGATTGCAGGATACAAAGAATAGACAAAATAGTCTAGATATTGATGATCCGGATATTAAACTCGAGTGGATTAAACATCAAGCCGAAGTAACAATAAAAGTTAGAGAAGCTTTAGACTGGGCTCGAGAAAATAACATTGCAAAGGAAGTAAGACGAGTAGTTTTACCGGAAGGTCTTACAACTTCACGAATGTATATGAATGGATCACTTAGATCATGGATGCATTATATCGAGTTGAGATCTGGTAATGGTACACAGAAAGAACACCGAGAAGTAGCTCTTGCCTGTGCTGAAGAACTCCGTAAAATCTTTCCAATCATTGATAAATTTACAGAAAGCAGAAGGATCGCTGATACGATTGACATCCTGAAAGCTACATCGAAAAAACGTAAGTGATTGATTTCTTTTGAAATAAAAATGCACTTTTTTGTTTACATTTCTTCTTTTTTAGTGTATAATATATCTATAAAATGAAAAGAGGAGCTAAACATGTCAAAGCCAATTTCAAATGCTGCCTTCAAAAGAATGATTGAAGATCTGCCTATGGATGAGCAAATTGAAAGCATTAAGCGTGGTATTCGAATTCTAACGGCCACGATGAATTCTGAAGCTTTTGAAAAATCTCCTGGCATGCAGAAGTTTATACCAAAGCGCTTAAATTTTCTGG